CGCTTGACTCCGGGTCAAAATGTCCTTTGAGATCAAGGGGGTGGGGGGTCCTCTGTGCAAAACCGTGCCTGCGCCCGCAATCCACCGCCCACATCTTGTGGTGCAGCGCCTGCCCCTACATGCTGTGATCGTTCCATCATCGATCCATGAACATCATGAAGTCACCGCGCCACCTTAGATAATCCTCAGTGATGGCGAAGGTTGGACCATGCCGAAACTTGCCACCCTCTAGCCGGATCGTGCCTTGTTCTGCGTTGCGATTCAGCAGCAGTGCTAGGTCTACATCGGCCCCAATGCTCTGAGAGCCGCGAGCATCTGAAAGCCTGAGCGGTCTGTCACTGCGTGCGCCCTCGGCAGTAGGCTGCGACAGAGTAACCACAGGCACACCCAGCTCCTTAGCCAATCGCTTAAGGCTTCTGCTCATCGTGCTCAACTCCTCGGTGCGATTGCCGTGCTTTTTCCCGCTCTCTAATAGCTGCAGATAGTCGACCACGATCAAGCCAAGGGGCCGACCGAGGCTGTGCTGCAGAGCACGCGCGCGGATCCCTAGCTGCTCGATCGTCATCATGTCGCCCTCGTCCACCCAGACAGGCAGTTGCTCAACGTAGCCAATCGAGCTTAGATACTTCGCCTCATCGTCTGGGCTCATCTCGCCGCGCGTCTGCTTGTGGTACGGAACGCCAGCCACTGCGGCGATCATGCGTCCGATGACCTCTGCCCTTGTCATCTCTAGAGAGAAGATGGCCACAGGCTCACCACTGCGAGCCACTGAGAGCGCAAGGTTATTGATCGCAAGCGCTGACTTGCCCACGCCAGCCGCTGCCATCACAAGCACTTGCCACCCAGGCATGAGCCCGCCCGTGGCTGCGTCGAGAGCTGCCAAGCCTGTGCTGTGACCAACCACGCCGCTGTGGTCTTTGGCCCTCTGCACGATCTCGTGGTGCTCTCTAACACACTGCCGAGCCTCGGCCATCTCGGTGATCCCGGTCTCTTGATAGAGCGTGCGCACGAGTGAATCGACCTGTCTCAGCCTGTCCTCTGTCGTGATGTCGCTGGCCTCTAACGCTTGGGCCTGTATCTCAGCGGCCACAGCGAGCATGTCACGCTGGAGGGTTCGCGCCTTAATGACCTGCGCATAACGCTCCAGATTCGAGCTTGTGCCCACTCGGTCCATGAGTGCTGAGAGCGTGCGAAAGCCGCCAACGATCTCCCAGCGGCTTGAGGCCTGCAAGTGCTCTTGAAGCAAAGCCACGTCTGCGGCTTGGTGCTGAGTGTACACAGCGCACAGGGCTTCAAAGATGGCGCGGTGCTTGGTGCTGTAGAAGTCGCGCACCCTCAGCAGGTTTTGAGCCACGGGTATGAGGTGCTCGTGGATGAGCATCGTGGCCACAACCTCTTGCTCAAGGTCCACGGCTGAAGGAATCGAAGGCGGTGCGTTACTGCTCACACTGCCTCCTTAGCTCAGCCCGCCTTGCTGCCTCCTGCTTGGCATCCATGATCGGCTCGATCACCTGCACAGGCTTCAGCCGAAAGGGGCCTTCCTTCATTCCTTCATTCCTTCCTTTATTAGGCGGACCGTGTCCGGACGCGGTCTGCACGGCTTGCGGTATCACACTTGCAAGGCAATCGCCCGGCTTGTGCTTGCCCTTCCTGAACTCACCGTCACAGCCTGCAGCGCGCCACACATCACGAGGCGGCGAAGGGTGAATAGAGCGCGGCCGCTTGCGCCTCTGCTCGCTGGCAATGTCCTGATCGAATTGGTCAAGCACGCCATACTGACGCCCATCGCTGCCTGTGTAGAGGTGAAGCATGCCTTGAGAGGCTAGCCGGTTGACTGCTGCCAAGGGCTCCCAGTCACCGCCCACCATGCCTAGGCTCACGGCTAGCACCTGCCCATGCGCTCTAAAGCGCCCGTGCTCATCGGTGCCGACATAGAGCGAGAAGAGCACGGCGCGGTCGTGTGCGGTCAGCTCCAGCACCACCTCATGCTGTAGCAGCCTGCGGGGTATCGGTTGAAAGCTCCACGCCATCACGCACCCCCTTCTGAGCCCGTGATCACGGTCACGCTCGCGCTGTAAGAGTACTGCACGATCACCACTGGCATCTCGCGCCTGCGTCTCACTGTGTAGCGCCTACGCTCGCGCTCTGCCTCTTGCCGCTCAGCCTCTTGCTTAAGCTGCTGCACCACCTCAACCGGCACCTGACGCGCTGCGTCAAATCGGCACAGCCCACACACCCTCCGGGCGGTCTTTCTGTCGCACTTCTCGCATTGTCGCATTTTCTCTGCTCCTTGCCCTAAAAGGGCACGTCATCATCTCTCCACTGATTGGTGGGAGGGCTGGCGGCAGGTGTCGATGAGGCTTGCTGCCCTATGTTGCCGCCAGCCCTCGCCAGCCCTGATCCTCTCTGCTGGTCTCGGTCACCACCCAAAAAGGTGATGTCACGCGCCACGATCTCGGTCTTGTAGCGCTTCTGCCCGCTCTGCTGGTCCACCCAGTCACGCGTCTGCAGCCGGCCCTCAACGTAGATCTTCCGACCCTTCTGCAGGTACTGCGCGCACAGGTCGGCCAACCGATCGAAGCACACCACGCTGTGCCACTCGGTGCGCTCATCGCGCTGGGGCCCTGTCCCGCTGACCCTTGTGGTAGCAAGGCGCAGGTTTGCTACAGCCGTGCCGCTCTGAGTCTGGCGCACCTCTGGATCTGCCCCAAGGTTGCCAATCAGGATCACTTTGTTGACTGTGCCTTTGCTCACGTTGCCTCCAAGGTCTCAGCCTTGCACAGTGCAGCAAGCCCTTGGGCTTGTCCAGCCTGCACTCGCTTTGCGTGCTTTTTTGACGCTCTGCAGGGTGTGCACTAGCGTCGAGTCACCCCGCAAAATACGCACAACACGCAAAAGGTGATCAAGATGAGCGCAGCGATTTCATGGCAAGATAAGGGCATCGTGTACATCCTCACGCCTAACGGGCTCGTGGGCGGCTGTGGCCCTCGGGCTGAGGCTTGGCATCAAAAGGCGCAGAGGCAAGCGGCCGAGCGTGGTAGGTCTTGGCCGCTTGCCTGCGCTGTGGGAAATGCGACGAACCCACGCGAGCAGTCTGCCAGAGTCACTCTGGCGTGTCTACGGTCTCTGCTTCATAGGTGATCGCAGCCGTGACAGGGCTCGACAGCTGCGGAGCAGGGCTCAGGCTCGGCAGGTTAGGGTCCTCTTGGTGCTGGATCCTATCGAGGCGCTCGGCCTGATCGATGGCCTCGTTGACCTGGGTTAGGCCTGTGCTCGGCAAGAACATCCGTGCCCACGCTTGGCGGTAGAGCGTCTTGTGGGCCATCTCCTTGAACCACTTTGACCATACGTTTTGGCTTCTCGCGCACTGCCTCACCTTGTCGATCTCGGCCTTGGTGACGTAGTGCCAATCCTTAGATCCATCGGTGAACGTTGCCTCTATGTATCCGCCTTTGAGGTCGTCGGCACTCTCAAAGGCTCGACCCTCTGCAAAGGGATCCCAGTCATGGGCGGGGCCCTCATCTGTGCGCTTGAAGTCGTCGAGCTTGTGCACGAGCACGGCACGCACACGAGCCACAGCCGGCAAGCGCTCCATGAGCGCCTTATAGCCGCGCGCTGTGATCATAACGTCCACAGAGCCCCGCCTAGGGATGAGCTGCACGAGCTTTTGGGGCCCCGGCAGTAGACCAAGCTGAGCACAGGTCAAAAAGGCCGTTAGCAGGCTGTCAGGGGCGCACTGTGCCAGGGCTGGATCACGGCTCACCATAATGCACTGCTCTGCGAAGGCGTCACCGGGCAAGTAGCCCATCAGCGCCTGATCGATCCTGTCCTTGGTCTGTGGGTGGCTCAGCCACGCCTTGATCGTCTGTGCTCCGCTCATTGCTTAAGCTCCTTAAGTCTTAGTGGCCGGGCGCCCGTCTTTGTCTGCCGTGCAGTTATAGACCAGTCACCAGCGAGGGCGCGGGCGTGGTGACCTAGGCGCGCGCGGATCTGTGCTTCCTCGGCCTTGGCTGCGGACTGAAGCTCCTTAATCTGCGCCTTTAGTTCAGTGAGCTGGCGGCAGTGCTTGGCGAGGTCTGGAAAGTCTGCGGGCTCACCATCTCGTGAGGTAAAAAAGGCGCGCTTCAACGCATCGAGGTCTGTGGCGCTCATCTCGGGCGGTGGCTCGTTGGCCTCGACATGCTTTGCCCAAAAAGCCGGGATCGCCGCTTCGATCTGCTTGATCAGCTCTTCGTCACGCCAAACCTTGAGCAGCCGGAAGCCTTGAGGGTCGACAGGTAGGCCCATTAGCAGCTGACAGCCCCCGCGAGCCCCCACAGCTGCAGCGATGTAGGCATAAGGCGCCTCAACGCACGCTAGCTGCGCCTGCACCTGCACATAGTATGCGCTCTGAATGGTGCCGGCAGGGTAGGGCCTCGACTTGTCGCGCAGCCACGCCTCCAGCATGTCCCAGCCTAAAGCGATGTCGTAAGAGTATGAGCGGCCCTCGTCGCCCGTGCTGAACTTAGCTTCAATGGGGATTTGTTGCCCTGTCTCGTCGTCCTGCCAAAGGCCATCAAGATGCACACACAACGGGATCTTAGGGTGCTTCAAGGTCAGATCCTCGTCCCCACAGTGCAGCACAGGGCCGCCTAGCCTGCGCCCGGCTTCATCCAAAATCAGCGGCTCAAGGTGGTGGCCCATCTGAGCGCTCACGCTCGTGCTTACGTCGACCTCGCCCACCTTGGACGCCCACACCCTCACCGGGCTATGGTATCGCGCATCCCCGAGCCCCAAGATGCCCGCTACGTCTGAAGCCCCTACATACTGCTGCCGGCCTTTTAGCCACTCTTCTGTGGGTAGTGCCACCGTCGCACCTCCTGCGCCAAGAGGCCGATCCTATGTCCTGGGCTTGCCATCTTCAAGGCTTGCCCCCACGCTGAACAAAGAAAACTCGCCGTTTTGACAGCTGCGAGTTTTCTAGGCCCCTCTCAAGGAGACAAAATGCGACAAGAGCAACCGTGGGATCTGCGTGCCGGTGACTGGCTCGAAACATTGGCAGACGTTGAGCAGGTGGACGCGGTGATCTGTGATCCGCCCTATGGTGAGCGCACTCACGCAGGCAACGCAAAGATGCACGAGATCCCGACGGCACGAAGATCCATCTCTTATGCCTGCTGGTCACCTGCAGACGTGAAGGCCTTCGTGCAGAGCTGGGCCCCGAGGTGCCGCGGCTGGTTCGCGTGCATGACCTCAGACGACCTGATCCACGTCTGGCGCGCAGCATACGAGGAGGCGGGCCTGTATAGCTTCGCCCCTGTGGTGATCACCTCGCCCCGTGTGCGTCTCGTGGGCGATGGCCCCGCCTCCTGCGCTGTCTACTTGATGGTAGCCCGCCCGCGCAATGTGCAGTTCAGCCGCTGGGGCGCCTTGCCTGGGCACTATCGGGCGCCCGTTGCCCGAGGGGGGCACATCGGAGGCAAGCCCTTAGACCTGATGCGCGCCATCGTGCGCGACTACACACGCCCCGGTGACCTAGTGGCGGATCCCTGCTCGGGCTACGGCACCACCCTGCGCGCCGCAGTCATTGAGGGTCGCCGAGCTATCGGTGCAGAGATAGACGCCGGCACCTACGCCACCGCAGCAGACAGGCTCGCACAGCCCTACACGCCGAGCATGCTCGCGCCGCCGCTAAGTGCCGAACAAGGCGCGCTGTTCTAGCCGGATTCGCGAGCGGTATGCACTCTGGCTATCATGTGGCATGGCTGAAACGAAATACACCAAGCCCATGCTAAGAGAGCGGATCAAGCGGCGCATCATGGCAGGCAGTAAGGGCGGCCGATCGGGCCAATGGAGCGCGCGCAAGTCTCAGATGCTCGTGCAGGCATATGAGCGGGCGGGCGGCGGATATACAGGGCGGCGCACACGCACGCAGCGCTCTCTTAAGCGCTGGACGGGGCAGAAATGGCGCACGCCATCCGGCAAGCGCTCAAGGGATACGGGCGAAGCCTATGCGCCAGCTCGCACGATCGCCGGACTAAAAGGCAGCAAAACCGGGCGGCGCCGGCTTGCAGCGGCTAACCGGGCGAAGCGTAAGGCCACGAGGGCCGGGCGGCAGTATGCAAAGGTGAAGATCCACCGAGGCAAAAAGCGCTAGCACTGGTCCTTTGTGTGCTTGTAAACGGTCGCAATGCTGCGCCCAGTCACCCGCGCGATGTGGTGATAGCTCAAGCCCTGATCGCGCAAGCATTGCATCATCATGCGCTGCGCTAGTGTGGTCTTCGGCACTACAGCGTGACACCTGCCCTCGGCCTGCGCCCGCACTCGGCACGAGCTGCACATGTGGCTGTCATCGTCGTGTGTCATTTTGCACTCCCAGCAGGTCACGCAGCACCAGCCTTGGCCGCCCTGCGGTCTGCGATCGTCGTCACAAGCTCGCGCGCGTCTAAGTCAGGGAATGCCCGCAGGATGCGCGCCAGCTCGTTGACGTCTGGCGAGCGCTCACCGCGTAGCCAATCGCCCGCGCGTCGAGGTGTAACGCCATCTAAGGCGTCTGCTATGTGCCTCGGCTTGAGGCTGATCGGTGTGGTCTGCATGTCGCTCATTGTTTCAGCTCCTTGGTTGGTTCTACCCACAAAGCCCGCCGAGCTAATGCCGGGCGGGCTGGGCTGGTAGACCTGCGCCCTTATTGCGCGCTGATCGTTAGCTGGCGCAGGGTGTGCAGGGCCTCCTTAACGCTTTGCCGGCTGATCTCGCACCCCATGCCGAGGTCCAGGATCTCTGAGTCATATTGAGGATCGGCAAGCGTTGACCACCGATAGCGCGAGACAAAGCAGCCCATCGGGCCATGTATCTCCTCGATCCGCTTCCAAGAGTAACGGGGCGACTCCTTCAAATAGAACTCGATCAGCAGTTCCTTGGCCACCAAGGGCGGACTATTCCTGAGCTTGAATCCATACTCATTGCCAGGGCTTACGCGGCGCACGAGGTAGACTCGATCACCGTCGATCACGGTCGTGGTGACAGGCTTGGCAAAGCCCTGCACGGCCTCCACAGCGAAGCGCTTGAGCTTGTCGATTGAAGGTGATCGAAGCTCCACCGTGCCAAAGTCATCGCAATCCTCTGCCGCGTAGGCCTTGATAACAGAGCTGTCGAAAGTCGCGCGGCTGCGCAGTAACACTAGCTGATACTGATCTCCGTCCTTAAAGATGACGCCGATCGTCACGCTATCTCGCTTGACCACCAAACGCAGATCGTCGTGGGATTTGCCCTGCTGTGAGGTGCTAAACTCAATTGGGCTGAACTTGCTGCGGGTCACTTTCACTTGCTGGCTCATCGTCTCGTCTCCTTGTGTGTGGTTCGTCGCCATGCGAAGACCTTACGCGCTGCGCGTAGTGGTTCGGTGTTGATCTGCAAGACGCATCGAGTAGCCAAATTCTCCCAAGTGCCTGCGGGTCGTCGCGATTGCCTGCTGGACGGGTTCCGGGGCTGCATCAAGCCCATCGTCACCGCCTCCGCACCCGATCATGCGCTCGGTCGCAAAAAGAAGCTGGCAAAGAATACCGCGCAGCACCGCGATTTCGTGCTCCTGCCTGCTAGTGCTGCTTTGGATAACGGTCATCGCTTCGTTGAATGTGATGTGGTCGAGGCGTGTTCCGGCCATGGTATCTACTCCTTTAAAGGGGGGGGTTATCGCGATTCCCAGCGCTCAATCGTCACCGACTCACCGTAATGATTTAGCGCCTCGCAAAGGGCACGATCGCCCATGCGGTGCACCTTGCCGTTGCCGCAGTTGATCACGTCGTACCATCCGCCGCCGCCGATCTCGTAAACCTGAAACGGGTCGATCGTATTGAAGATAGCGATCGCGCGGGCGGTTGACTTTCGAGCGGGCTTGTCGGTCTTAGCGTTCATCGTCTCGTCTCCTGTGTTGTGGTTCGTCGCCATGAGTGGACCTTACGAAACCACGCGGAGCGCGTCAACAGGAAAGCACGCAAAAAGCGTAGAAGGCGCAACGAGATCTCAACGAGATCCCGCTTAATCGATGCACTGCGGCCCATCGAGACGCAACGAGACCTTAACGAGATCCCGCTTAGCTCTTGGCGCGTTCATCCTGCGCAATGATCCGCTCTGCGGTCTTGAGGGCCGTATCACCGCCCCAGAGCAACCAAGCCACATAGCCCGCGCTCGGGTTCATATCGTCGCCAAAAAAGCCCCGCGCAGGGCTGCCAGCTGCGTCCTTGTCGCTGCGGTGCCGCTGGAAATAGCCCCGGATCCGCTTCCATGTCTCGATCGGCAGATCACGCCCTGACGCGATGTCACGCGCTCGTGCGACACCCGAGCCGATCCCCTGCTTTCCAGCTTCCTGAGTGCTTAGGCCGCCCCGCTTGAACTCGCGACGCAGGCGCAGCCCTTTACGCGCCGCTGCCTGCATTGCTCTAGTGGTCGGATAACTTGGCACCGTTACGCCTCCAGCCAGTGAGACACCAGGTAAGAGCGCGTCTTGCCATGCTCATCTTCGATGGTGATGATGGTCCATGGCTCGGCCTCGAGCATTGCATCTGCCAGCACCTCTTCAAGTGTGCCCCAAGCAGCCACAGGTGAGCCGGATCGATCATCATGATTCATCGCCCAGTACCACTTTGACGCCTGGCTTGATCTCTGCTTTGCCTTTGTCGATGTCTGCGCGGTCATTGCGCAGCTTTGCTAGCTCCTTAGCAAGGGCGCCAACGGGCAAGACTTCTAGGGCGTCAGCGGCTGCTTTCACATCGTCGCTGTCTGCAAGCTCACCGAGCATACGAATCGCGCCGGGCACGATCTGCGCCCATTCAAGCGCCTGCTTCTCGTCGTCCGTGAGTGCCACTATTCGCCCCCTTGGAACTGCGGCAGCTGCTTGCAGAGAGGCACAAGCACGTCAGGCATCACAGCGACGGGCTCTGGGTCCTTAATGCATACGCGCATCACATCTTTGTCACCGTCGCCGTAGACCTGCAGACATGCGCCCTCAGGGTTTCGCGGATCAGTATCAAGCACCCACCCACCCTCTCTGAGGGTGTAGTGACTTGAGCAGCCGGCTAAAAGCATAAGCACTACCGCGGCCGCTTTGACGCCAATTCCTGCGCTAGGCGGTGGCGGATTGAGCCAGCGCTTAATGACACGTAGAGCGAGCATCATCAGCGGCAGGATCAAGGCGGTCCATGAAGCGCCGAGCATCTCAGCGCTCATTTCTTGGCTCCCAAAGTAGTGCAGCCCTAAGGCGACTGCTGCGCCTGTAAGCTGCGCGGCCTCGGGCATATCGATCGGCTTGCTGTGGATTGTATTCTTCAAGGCTTTACCCCATTGCCGCGCATGACGACCACCATGGCCCTCAACTCGGCTGTTAATGTCTGCATTTCTCTCACAGTGGCCTCAGTGCGTGTTACTAGCACCTCAAGCCGGCTCTGCGCCTCACTCACGCTTCTCAGGTCGCTTTTGACCTTGGCGATCTCGGCGTCTTGTTCCTCATCTGCTGCGCGCAGCTCCACGATCGCTACCTCGTGGCGCTTAGCCTGATCGATGTCGAGGGCGTGATCTTGAGCTGTTGTCACAAGCAGAGTGATCACCATAGCGCCCCAAGCGGCCAAGGTTGCGGCATTGTCTCGCGCCCACTGGATCATGCTTTGGCCACCCTGATGAAGCCGACTAGGCGTTGCCAGGCAGCATCACCCTCGGTAATGACCTCTCGGGCCACCCTGCCACTGCCTGCGCGGTCACTATGGCCCCAGCCGGTAGAGTTTCCAGCCACACAAGTGATCGTGCGCGTTACTGCGTCGATCTCGGTCACAATACCGCAATGGCCCTGCCTGCTGATGTCGCGGTGAACCTTGGCCACCTCACCGATCGGCTTACTAAGGCGCGTGCGCACAAAAATAAGGCCGCGCGGATCTTCGGACCAGATCTCATCCCTTGAGACGCGTCGGGAGGGTTCTGATTTCATCCAATGCGACACCGCGCGGCCTGTGGGCGTGTATGCGACATCATGACCAGCACGTGCGGCTTGTCGGCACAGCGATGTTACAAAGTAGGCGCACCAAGGCGGCCGCTTGCTAGGGCTGCCGCCGCCATCATGGATCAACCAAGATACATCAGGGCCCGCGTTTTGGCCCTGGGTCTCATATGCGCCTTGCTCTAGCCACGAGTTTGCCAACGCCACAAGGGACTCACCCGCGCTGCGTCGTTCGCTCCACATCTCGTGTAGCATGTCCATTAGCCACATCGCCACAACCTGCCCTAGACGCCCTCGAAGCCATTCGCGGTGGTGATGTCAGGATATTGATCTGATGGGATACGGCTAAGCACGGCGGTGATTTGGTAGCCCATGTTGCCACCACCGCCAGCAAGCACGATCTGCTTGCACTGTGCGTCGATCGGACCAATGCGCCCGCCAGCGGTCAACGCAACACGCGACGTGCCGCCAACGCCTGCAGTTGTCACGCCGATTAAGAGCACGTTGCCGCTACCGCTGTCAGAGGTGCAGTCAATGATCAGTTGCTCTGTGACATTAGCGAAAGTGATCGTCGCGTTTGCGCCATTGTTAACGGTGCCGCTCGCAAAGAAGGGCGGCCGCGTCACGCGTGGAATGTTGTTGTCTGCCTCAAATCCGGCCATGAGTGATCTCCTCGTTAGGTGTGAGTGTAGCAAGGGCGTGATCGCCCCTGCGCGGCTTCGCTCTTGTGCTTTAGGTTCACACGGTTAGACGCTCGCGCTGTCGGCGGTGTCTGTGCCCACCTTGAATGTGTTTAGGGGTGGCCTGACCCAGGCAAAGCCAAGGCCCCACAGAATACCACCAAAACCCTGATCGCTCGTGCTTACGTCTGTGCGCGTAACGGTGACACGCACGGCAACGGTCTGCGGGTTAGCGTCGTGAGCACTACTTGAGACAATCAAAGCTCGTGTGGCGAGTGACGTGGAACTGCTGACACCCGAGCACCAAAAAGGCTTGGCCGCGTCGATGTCTTCGAAGCCGTTAGCCCCTGCGCCGCTCATACACAGCACCTCGACGCCGTTGCTATCCGTCGCCGTGATGTCAAGCTTGACCTTTAAGGCTCCCGAGACCAGCGCGCAGATGTTGGCGTGTTGAACAAGTGGCGGAACCTCCAAGCTCACTACGATCGTGTTGTCCGCGGCGGCATAGCTGCCCGCGCCGCCTGTCGTCCCGCCGTCCCCGATCTCTAGATTCACCCATGTGGGCGGGTGGCCCCAGTCGTGTAAATTACCCCACTGCAGCCGATCAATGTCCGTAAAGACCGAGATTAGGCCCGGCGTCGGATCGATCAAGCTCCGCTGTGAGCAGAGATCGATCGGCATGCCCCCAGCTTGCTTATACTGTGTTCTCTGTGCGCCTGTGTAAGCCATCGCTATGCCTTCCTAAAGACCTGCGCAGTGATTAGGGCAAAGTCACCCGCAGATCCGCTGTCGCACTGACCGTAGATCGTCACCGAGGCACCCTCTGCAGGCAGGTCAATGTCCTGATGATGCCAGCCTGACGCAGTCACGTTTAAACTGTACTGCTGGCCACCGCCGATCACGATCTGGATCTTAGCCGTGACGCTCGAAGCCACAAAGGCATACAGAGAGATCACACCCGCGCGATTGACGTTGTCGCAAGGCAAGACACGCATCCTGCCTAGCGCGGTTGTGTTTGTGCTGTTGTTAGTCCACTGAGCGAGACGTGTTGTCCCGCTATAATCAGGGTGAGCGAGTGTTGCCAAGCAAGCCACGCGGTCACGCGCTAGTGCGCGCTGATTGTTATAGCCGCGGCTAACCCACTCAGTGCTAATGGGGTGATTGCCCAAGTCGCCCCAGAGAGGCGCAAAGCCGTCTAATCCGGCGCCGCCGTCTGTGCGATCTGCCGGCGCGATGCGAGCCGAGCACGCGACGAGTACCACGTGGTTAGAGTCATCGGTATGGCCTGAGATCGTTAGCTCTAAGGGTGCCGATCCTGTGGTCGGCGTGACTGTCACCGCGTGCGCGGTGGCGCTTGTCGCTGTGACGTTCACAGTGCCCGATCCGCCTGCGTGGCTTACCGTGAGCGTGCCTGTTGTTCCCGAGTTATTTACAAGCGCAAGCATCGTAACGCGCACAGGGTGGCGGGCTGCATTGCCTCGCACTTGGAATCGGGCCAAGGTCAGCGGTGAGCCGCTGCCTGTGTTGCTGCTTGCGCCGATCTGTGCGCTGCTGCTTGCGCCGGTCTGGCTTACGATTGCGGTGCTGAAGAGTTGCGGCGTGAAAAAGTTCTGCAACCACCGCTCATTGGAAGCCAAGCGGCTAACAAGATTTACGGGGTCATCACCTGTGTGAACGGTGGTGAGTTCCAGCGGCTTCCAATAGATCGTAGGCATCAGTAAAGCTTGTACGTGCTGGCATTGTGAACAAAGCGCGCTTGACGCGTAGTGCAGTTAGCCACGAGTGGATAAGTGACGATCGAATCAGTGCCCACCCAGCTTGCGAGCGATGATGCAAAGTTCACTGTGGTGCCCGAGATCGTTGTGATGGTCACTTCAGCATATTGGGGGGTGCTGTTAAGCTCTTGGCCAGGGTTGTAAATGTACACGACGGTTCCAGCGTCAAGCCACTGTAGATCATCGGTGGCCACTGTGATGGAGCTGCTTGTTGGCTTTGAGACGACGCTGACAGAGGGCGAAAGGAAGCCCACCCCCGCAGCTGAGCCCGCGACGAGCAACGTGTAAGTTTGCATTCCATCATACAGGCTCGTTTCCCACCCCAGCACACGCGCGCCGACGTTTGAAGGTGCGCGCGTGCCGCTCGAATAGTCATAGAGCATTGGGTGGGCGATCGTCAGGTTGCAGAGGTCGCCGGGCTGAAGCTCTACCCAAGGGGCAACGGTGACCTGCAAGATCATCTGTCCATCACCTTGGGCGATAATGCTGGCAGACAGTTGCAAAGCCTCCGAGGGCGTAAGGCCAGGGGCAGAGTAGGAAGCACCGCGCGGGCCCTCCGCTTGTATCCGGGGCACGTCTTGCACGTCTAGCGTCTGATCGTTGTCATCGAGCACAGTGCTAAGCGTTACGCTCACCGTGTTTGGCACCTCGGCCGCTTCGGGGGCCGACACTGCCTGTAGCACAAGCTCTTGAGCGCCGATCTGGGGGCTATTGTCATCGATGATCGGCGCAGTCACAGGCACCACCGCGAGCACGCAGTCACCGGGCATCGTCGCGCCTGCTGCGGTGGCATCTGGATCGGTGGTGCGCTGTACCATGCAGTACTGACGCAAGGCCAGATGGCCCCCGATCAGCTCCTCAACGCTTGTGCGCCCTTGAGCGTACATGCTCAGCTCATAATCTGTAAGACCAGGCAGTCCCATGGACTGCTCGCTAATGAAGTCTTCATCAATGCCACACCCCTGGCCCACTGCTAGCGTGTCGAAGCTGCCCCGATTGCCTGCGCCGCTGCTCTCTGCGAGCGTCAAGATCACGTCTTTGACCGTGCCTACCTTGCCGCTTACGTACTTGAGCGTTGAGCCTGCCCAGATGTTGAGCGGCCCCGTTGACTGATGGAAGGTCAACACGCGCAGCATCGTCACGCCGGGCTGAGTAAGTACGTTGAAGCTGTCGATCTTTGCGTCCCACTGCATCACGAGCTTGTTGGAGCCCTGCTCGATGACCGCAAAGCCAGTGTCAGGCAACGAGACGTCGTTAAACTCTGTGCCCTCTGTCTGCTGCACAGGGAGCCAAAAGCCGGGCGGCAGTGTGCCGGGCGTGATGTTCAGCGGGATTTGCACGCTCTGAAAGCTATCGTCGACGTTGTAGCCGCCCCCGCCCGTCATCTTATGGTGCGTCCACTTGTACACACCGGGCACCATGAAGTAAGGCGCAGAGCTAGGCACGTTCAAGTAGCTAGCATCAAGGTCTAGCTTGCTGTCTAGGCACTTCACGCGCAGTTCTATGACGGGCTGACCTAGTATTGTGACAACGTCAAAGACGCTGCCCACAACACCCGCAAAGTAGGCTAGGCCGCCCATATTAGCAACGCCCATGCCCGCCACTGCGTCGAGCTGTGTGAAGATGCCGTCAGTCATGTGTGACTGGTCGGTCATCATGCCCTCGACCAGCTGGCTCAACGTGTAGCAGCCATCAGGGTGTGTGCTTAAAACCTGCACTTTGCTTGTGAGGCTGTCACCGTCTGCCGTCTGGAATCGGAACGTGAAAAGCGTTGAGCCGGGCGGGCAGCGCACAGGCATCTGGCTTAGGGCGTCGCTATACGCCTGCATCTCGTTTAAATCCATCTTCTCAGGCAGAACCTCATAGACCTTTGCGGCCACCGAGTGCCCGATCGGCAGTGAGAGGCGCCTCACTAGCGGAAGTGCCCTTAAAAGCACACCAGCTTGGTCAATGCGGGGCGGGCTGTCGATGTACCCCCGCCAGATCACCCGCTGCAGTGTGCTTGTCGTGTCGCACCATGTGTCCGATAACACTGAGCCATCAGGACTTAACAGCACGCGCCACAACGTCACCTCACGACCCCGCCATACAAGCGGGCGATCAGAGATGCGGCTAAAGGTAGGCGAGCGCACGCTGTAAACATTGGCCTGTGAACCGTTAAGGCCTCGGCTTGTAAAGTTTAGATGAGTGGCGTCGACCACGCTTACGGCTACGCGCTCGGTGCCTATGTAGGCATGGGACGCCGTCCACCCGCTCGTGGTGTTGACAAGCTTGCTGCCGGTTGTCTCGTCAATTGACTCATCAAGGCGGATCAGGCTGTCAGGGTGCTTGAAAAGCTGATCCTTGAGATCGCTTGTCTGGCTGCCGCCTGAGGCCATGCCGTCCCAGCTCAAGATGAGATCCAAGGCGTCACCACTAGCGAAGCCTGTCGATCTGTCGATCTTGATGCCAACCCTCATGCCATCCTTGATGACAAGTGCAGGCGCGTAGGCGTCATATCCTGAGGGCACAGCCGGCGCCGCGTCTGCATCGACTCTAACGGCCTCGATCTCTGTGAAGATGTACGGCACGCCCGCGATCTGCAGCGCGTGCGTCCATGTGCAGCCGCCTTTGACCAGATCGCCCCAAGTGCTCATGCGCTGCCCCCTACAACTAGCAGGCGCACCTTTGCGACCTGCTGCACGCCATCCAACCACTCAACGTTCTGAATGCCTAGCGGGTAGCCGTCTAAGTATCCTGCAGGATTGCTTGAGCTGATTGCATTGCTGGCTGTGCCTGTGGCGCCGGTTGCCTTACCCTCAATGCGGATCCGCGTGCGTGAGCACCATCCAAATCGCAGGGCCTGCAGTGTGTCGCGATCCATCACGAGTTCCCAGCTGTAAACACGCGCACCACCGTAGACATAGCCATGAGTGCGTGCAAACCGAGTCACCTCATACTCAACGGTGCGCTCGATCTCGATCTCTGTCCACGTCGCGCCGTATAGCGGCAGGCAAGGCGCTGCAACACTCGATGAGGTTAGGCTAGTGACTGTGCCCGCGCTGTTACCGGGCGGGTAGGGTAGGCCGAGAAGCAAGCCTAGAGAGTCCGGGAAGCTCACAGCGGCCGCACTTCCAGAAAGCGTGACTGAGCCGTTGGAGTTGATCGCCGCACCCCACCCAGAGCCGCTGATCGCAGTGTTCAGCGCGGTAATGAAGTCAGGAAACACCGAACCGTCTGCGGCAGTGGCGGCGACTGTGTAAGTAGTACCCCCGATCGTGATCTGCCTGTAGCCGGCTGTAAGTGTCTGAACGTAGCCATACAGAAAGGCTTGCGGTGTGTGACTAAAGGGCATCAGTAAGGCCCCCGATCAAAGATTGACTGGGCCTCTAGCCTTAGCTCTGCGTGCTCAGCGCTGCGCCCGAGCCTGCGGCGCTTTACATTGTTAACACGCAACCGGCCTTGATACTGCGAGGCGCTTGTATAGTCCCACAGCTGATCGCTACTGAAGACGGCTTCAAGGGTCCAAATGTTGGCCAAGGTATCATGCACAAGGATTTCGCTTGAGGCGGGCATAGGCTGCACCATGCTAGCACCTAACCCATCGCTCAGTGCGCGCGCTCTTTGAGTGTTGAGCAGTGGCGACCGGACGAGCATGCCTTGACCAGGGTAGAAGCCATCTGCGTGTGCACCTGCGCCTGTGACTGTCTGCCCGGTTGTCGAAGCTGCTACGTTGAGCCGCGTCTGGATCACGCCAGTGGCCGCAAGCGTAAAGCTTGTGGCAGCGCTCCAAGTAAATACCCCCGTTGCACTGATGCGCAAGCCGTAGGGCTGAGCGCCCAAGGCGGCTAGAACCTGATCAACGCGAAAGGCCAGTTCTACTGCGCTCGTGGGCTCCTTGGGCGAGATAGGCACAGTGGTTGCGCCCACTGTCACAGAGAGCGAGCCCGTAAAGCCGGTGAGCACCTTGCAGAGCCCGATCGATCGGTCACTGCTCGACATCAGTAGCCTGCCGCGTGACCGGTGCCGCGTGCGCTGTGGTCTGCCTGCTGAATTGCCTTGGCGACCTGTTGAGCGCTACCAAGCACAACGCCACTGCCGAACTGCACGATCACTTGGCGCCCTGAGCCCTCACCAAAGCCGCCTTGTTGATCGCGCTCGCGCTCTGCCTGTGCACCTGCAGCGGCTGCACCACCGCCACCACCGCCAGACGCACCACCGCCACCGCCCGCGCCGGCTGCAACTGCGGTGAACATTGATGCGGCTGCTAAGTGGGCGACGCCTGCAGGAATGTCGAGCCGCGCGAACGCTGCAGCGCTCATAGCTGCCTCAATTGCACCCAAAACGGCCGCGCGTGCTCTTTCATCTTCGATCTGACCTGCGACGGCCGCGCCCATGCCTGCTGTAGCGCTCACAACTGCCTCGCCAACGGCTATTTGGCCTTTTTCGTAGGCGTCATAACTAGCCGTGATGCCTTTCACACTCTGAGAGGCCACATCCATCACCTTGCCGAGTGTTTCGTGTGAGCCTGCTAGCTCCTTTGCTGCTCTGCCTGCAATGTCACTCGCGCGCGCCATCTGATCAGTGAAGTTTGCATGCTCAACCTCTTTTACTGTGGCCGAATAGGTTGCCATTGCCATATTGAGGCGATGCTGCGCCTCCGCGCGCCTTATGACGGAGTCATGCTCCTCGTCATTTAGGGAGCGCATCTCATGCATAATGCGCGACTTTTCAAGCTGCAATTGCAGCTCCGCCCGCACAAGCGGATCGCCCTCTGTGAGCAGCTGCAACTCTGCGCCGCGCGTCGCTTCGATCAACGCCAACTCGTCTTGAACTGCGCGCAGAGCGTCTAAGCGCTTCTGGTCCTCTTGTGCTGCGCGTTCCTCGATCGCTTCTAGCTTCGAAAGCTCTGCATTCTGGGCGGTGATCAGGTCATGAATGTGAACCTGAGCAAAGAGGCGGCCGGCGTCTTCATCGCGCAATCGCTTGGATATTTGCAGCGCTCGAGCCTGCACTTCGGCGATCTTTTGATCGGTTTCCAGCATGATGCGCGCCGCTTGGCTCTCGGCCGCCTGCAGATCCGCTAGCTTCTGTGCCTTGATCAACTCAGCACGCGCCGAGTCGGCCTGTGTGCGCCTGCCACCTCTCGGAGACGATCTGCGCCCTCTATCCGACCTTAAGATCGCGCCCTCACCGCGTATGCCAGCGGGTGCGCCGCCTGTCGCGATAAAGCCTTGGAACTCTGCAAAGTCGAACGCAGCAACCTCAGCGCTTGTGGATGCCTTTTTGAGGGCCTCATCCACACCACCAAGCTCACGAATCAGAAGCCTGAGCCCTTGGGGTATGTTCTGAAAGGTTGTTAAGAGGCGGTCGAATGCTTCCTTTCGCTCCTCTACTGGGATCCGCCTTAATGCCTCACCGGCTGCGCGGGCTGCTTCGCTTTGGATGGCCATGGCTTCACTAGTCTCGTTTAAGCCTAGAAGCATGTTCGAGAGTGAGTTGCTGACGCCATCACCGGCACCTTGCACGCCCTCCATTGTATGTTGGAAGCTGGAGACCGTTAGCATCGCTTCGGCGAGGTCTTCCGTCGCTGTCGACGATTCGCGCATGAGATACTGATAGCTGCTCAACACATCCGCGATGAATCCGCCCATCTCTGTTTTGGCGTTTTCAATCGCCGTGCTCAGCTGGTTAAAAACGGCTGTGCGCTGCTTGTTAAACTCTATGTCAGCATTTTTCTCCGCTAGCCTGTCTAAGACGAGGTTGAGCAGTGCGGTCTTTTTCTCTACCTCCGTTAGCTGATCGGCTTGCTTGCCGAATTGCTCTGTCGCCGCCTCGGTCACTTGGCTGAGCTTTATTTGGATCCCCAAGTTGTCGAGGATTTGAGGCGAAACCCTTGCGATACCTGTCGAGAGTGAACTCGCAAGGAACGCAGCATCCTGACCGGTGCGCATTGCTGTCTTAGAGACCTGCTCAAGCGCCTCAGGGATACGTTCAAGCGGGATGTCAAAAGAGTCGAAAAGCGCGATCGATTCCTGCAGATCCTTGTCTGGGATCATGTTGGCAGTCGCCTCACGGGCGCGATCCATCAGCAAAGGCAGATCGCCTATGCGGCCTTTGAGGATGTCGAATTGATCTGCAACCACTGCGCCTTGTTTGCCTGCCTCAAAAAGCTGCCCGCCAAACTCAGCAACCACAGAAGCAGCGAAAGCCGCTTGCATCGCCCTGACAACGCCCGTGACCTTACTGATGCCGCCAGACATCTTCTGAAAGGCGTTACGCGTGTCTTTGGCAGCTGCTTCGTTGGATTTCAGATCCTTTTCAAGCTTGCCCATCGCACGTTGCACGCGCTTCAACTCGGCGGTGACCTCATCTTTGCCCACCGCCTTTACTTCGATCACCTCGGTTGGCACATCAGCCCCCTAACTGCGAAACGTTTCGATCGTTCAACGCCTTTCTAACCTGCGGCCATAGGGTCTGAACCCAAGCAGCAAATTGATCCGGCCACCCTTCTACCGCGCTGATGCTGGCTGCGCCTTCAAGCTGAAGTACGATCTGCAAGTGCACGTCATCAATCACTGCGCGCATGGGGCAGGTGTCAAAGTCATGACCCAGGTAGTGCCCTGCCCGCTCCTTGCACTTGGTGCGATCGTGCTCGCACTGTGCGGCCTGATTATCGTCGGCACACTCTAAGCCCTGCGCGATCAATACGTCGCAGAACTTGAGTGCCCTTAATCGGCCGCTTCGGTAGGGTCCGTTGGTAGCAGTGAGATCGAGACGATTTTTCCGCCGAGGCTCGCAAGGTGTGCGGGCGACATTCGATCTAATACGCCCTTGATATCGTCTGCCGATCGCGCATCGATCTCTGGGCACTTGATGCGTGTCACGCAGAGCTGCGTTGCGTAGATCGCGACGTTCATTTCTTCTGCGCCATGAAAGCGGAGCACCTCCGTCGATCTCATTGGCCTCACACTTACGATCGTTGCATCGTTTTGATGCGGCGTCATCGTGGCGTCCAGCCAGACCGAGCCATCTGCAGTGTCCTCCGCGTTTACGCTCGGATCCTGACTGTTTACCAAATCGATGCTCTCTGTGACTTTGACCAGCGGCAGCATGTGGCGCTCTCCCTTTCATGTGTGCGCCTCACTTTCCTACAGCAAAGCCACCCGCGCAACTGTGTCGGCTGCTGTGGTGGAGCCGCTGCCGCTACTTACGCTGCCATCTGATGCGTCATCGTCATAATAGGCTGCGATCATGTTGTGTGTGACAGCCACGATGCCCTCGCTATCCCCGAGCGTTGACTGGCTCTCAATCAGGGCGCGCGGAATAAGGATCGAGACAGCCGAGCCGGGCACGTGTGCATTTAGGTCGAGCTGCACTTGGCTTAGCGCTGTGCCCGGCGCGTAGATCGCTGCGTCTGTGATGGCGCTTGCTGGGATCTGCACTGACGCCTGAGTGGTGCGATTCGTGATGATGTACTTGCTCACGCCCTCTGAGCTGCTGTGGTTGCCGATCGCGGCATACTCGCAAGTAACAGTGAACTCAGCACTGATGCTGTCAATAACAGAGCCGCCGAGCACCATCCGCGTGCCGTTATTACCGACAGCCGCAGGCAGCTGAGGCAGTGGGAAGTCATACATGCCAGGGTTGCCGCCGCTCTCCATAAACTCAAAATCAGCAAAGTGCAGCTCTGCCTCAAGCATGGGTTGCTGACGCGGCGAGGCCGTGATCTTCAGTGAGCTTACGCATCCATCGAACAAGATGATGCGGCTTGTGCTGTCTGCACCAAGGTACTCAAGGCTGAGGCCCTGCGCAGGCTGCGAGCTGCTGATGTAATGCGTCATCGAGCCATAGACTGCGCCGGTAGCGTAGGCCGCTGAGCTTGTGGCCGTGGCAAGGTTCAGCTCCTTGTTGTCAGCCCCTGTCATCGACTTAATAAAGCCGATCACGTGCTCTGTACCTCCGGAGTTGCTTTGAGCCATAAAGGCGCTACCCACGTCAGGATTGAGCATTGTATCGCTCACGGTGATCTGTGAGGTTGTCGCGCTGGACACCGTGCGCGCCATGATGTCTGGGAAGTGCACCGCCCCCATCGCATATTCGAGCAGGATGCTTTCAACGTTCTGATCAGAGGCGCTAGGATCCGCAGTCGGCGTGCTGGCGCTCCATCCGTGCATGGGCATGCGCAAGCTCACCGTCGTTCCCTCTCGGCTGCCGGCCTTGATTCGATGGCTATGGAACTGGCCCCGAAAAGCCTCCGTCATAAGCGCCTCACGCTGCAATTGAGGCATGGTCACCTCAACCTCAGCAAAAGAGGCAGCAGGAAAGCTCGTTTGTTTTGTGCCCCAAGCGCTCTGCTTAGCGACCGAGATCCGGCCTAGGTTACTGGGATGAATTGCCATGCTTAAACTCCGGTTAGGCGATAGAGGGCGCGAGTGTTTAGCTCAACCTCAATGTGGTTCTCATATTCATCCACCCCGCCTGGGGTGGTGCTCAGATTAAAAAGGTCATTGTTTTGGCGGTGAGTTAGCGTCAGGGCCTGATCTATTGCCTCGGCGTCATGGGCGATCCTGTCTTCTACATAGGCCTGGCCGGCACTGTAAAAGAGCGTGATCGTATAATCGACGTGGTAAGCGTCCACGGTCAAAAAGTCGGCGCGCGTGGGCACAGATGCGATTGCGACATGGAAGACGCGATCAGGCAGCCGACCCGCTTGGTTGGCGGTCTGGCCAAAGCGCCCCGCGTGATCCACGTGCTTGAAGACGTCACGCGCGCTCGCCTGCTTATCGGGAACGATGGCTTCAATTGCCGTCACGATCTCGGTCTTGATCTCGCTCGTGCGCACGCTACACCCTTACCGCGTCAATGCTAAACAGTGGATTGAGCTCCGTGGCCTCATCAACCCTGCCGTCATCATCATAATCGATCCACATGTTACTCACGGTCTCACGCATCAGCACCGCAAGGCTCTTCTCCTGCGTCTCGATGTAGATCGCAGGGTCGTAACCTCCGGGCACCAAACCGTCAGTCAGCGCGCATTCAATGCGAAGGGCGATAACGCCACAGTCAACGAAGGCATCCTGATCCCCCACAAGGTGAGCGTGGTGCCCTGTGGCGCGCAGGAGGCGTAAGACCCTTTGAGCCGCCCTTCTAGCTAGCTCGTCGAAGTGGCCGCCATCCAACGCAGCTGCATAGCTTGGAAAGGTGCCCGAAAGATAACGCGCGGCGTCAGTGGGAGAGCAGATGCGATCCGCGTGGAACTGCACGCGCACCACGTGCACGATCTGCTGATATGTGCGCACGGTGCCATCTTCGCCTGTCACCCTGTACTCAATGCGGTGATTTTCGCCTCTGTCCTTTGTATCGGTGGCGCTAAGGGTCAAGGAGAGCCTTAAGCCTTTCAAAGTATCCCCTACCCTGGCCACGCCGGGCGGGGGGCTTTCTAGCACCACATACTCATTGCCCCCGTGCGTGTAGACCTCGCTGACCAGCACAGCGCCGGACCAGCCGCGCACGCTGGTATAGAAGAGGCGATCGCCTGCGCTAATCCCTGTGCGATTGTCGAGCCGCAGTGTTGTCGGGTTGTCGACATGGGTGAGGGTCGACGTGCCACCCGATCCAATTGAATGCACAGTGACAGTGGGGGTGGAGATCTGATCCCCGTTCGGCTCAAAAAATGTTGCCGTGCCTGATGCTGGAGCCGAGCCATCAGGGTGAAAGGATACAGTGGCGGTGTTATCTTGAACGACTTCGATCGCCATGCTGTGCCCCTAGCGCCTTTTGCGCCTGCTGCCTTTGCTGCGTTTTCTCTTAATCGTGGTGCGCACACGAGCGCGCCCGCCCCGCTTGGGCTTGGTGCCTTTGCGAGGCGAGCGCTTTGGCCCGTGGTAGGGCATTAGGAAACCTCTGAACCGATAGCCACAGCGGGATCCGCTTTCGCATCGCAAGCGATAGCGAAGTCGATTGTGAGCTTGCGCTTAAGGTCATCCTCTGACTCAGTGATGCGTATCTGTGGGGCAAGCCTCTCCCAAAACACCATGGGCGACTCGGCCTTCGATACCACGAACCAGTCATTATCGAAGTTAATATGGGGGCTCACGATGATGTCAGCAGGCGAGAAAAAGTTGCCGCTGACGTTGTTAAGGCCTTGGGCGCTCGTGTTAGTTCCGCCCGTGTTGACAAGCGTATAAGTCGAGCGGATCGCTTGGTGCGCAGCCTCTTCGAGAGCTGGAGGAACGACCAAGTAGAAGCCCGCTGCGGTCAGATCATACGGCGCGCCATCATAAGACTTGAACTGCCTGCTGAGCTTCACCGCGGCCATCAGGGCGGACGAGTCAAGGGCTGATGTTAGCTTGTTACTGCGCGTGCCGCTGGCCATTGGGTGATCAGTAGCAAAGAGCGCCTTATCGTCACCCGTTTTGACCGAGCCAAAAGCGTTGTTCCACTTGCCAAAGACAACCTCGGCATAGGTGTTAGCCACTGCAAAGCCGAGCTTTTGAGCCGCGTAGGAAACGGCCTCAGGCACGTTCTCTGCATCGAGTCGGCTGATCGCGATTTGCGCGCCGTACTGCTGAGCCGTGAGGGTGATCCCTGTGGTGTTGTACTCGTCCACAGCGGTTGCCGTGCTGCTGAGATCGGCTGTGCCGTTCCATGTTGGAACGCTGCCGAGCGCGGTCATCGCAGGCAGGCGCAAGGCTGCAGCGTTGGCGCTCTTGCGGTCGACGGTCAGCGACCAGTTATCAGATACCGAGGCCAGCCCGCTCATGTAGCGGTCGACCACGGTGTTAAGCACTCCGTTAGTAGTGAAAGCCACGATCAAACCTCCTGCGGCGCGGGCTCAATGTCATTAATAGAGACAGCCTAGCGCAGGGGGCTAGCGTGGCGGGGTGCGTCTGCTTTTTGCAATAACAACGCAGCCTTAGGCGCTTACCTACAGCTTCACATTCATTTCGGACTCACTGTGCGTCACCGATACGTCGAAACCTGACGACTGCACGCCCCTCAGGTGTGAGGCAAAGGCGGCACGGTTAGAGATGGCTCGGCGTGCTCGGGCCTTACGCTCACGCAGCACTGCGGCGCCTTGGGCAGGTATGCACAAGTAAAGGCCGTGGTCACCATCGGTCTCGAAGCCGACGCAGCGTGTGCCCTTGGGTGCGTCAATATAGCCCATCTGCCGCAGCTGGGCTGCAAAGGCCTCAGCGCGTGGCACTGTGCGCATCCCGGCGCGTATAAACACCCATCCTTTGGCAAAATCTTGGGGCATGTTGTACCACGTGCCCACGCTCTGCCTCTCTGCTGCGTCCATCTGCTCTATGAATGCGTTCATGCGAAGCATTGACTGTGCGCGGGCGTCCTCGGTTGCTTTGCTTCCTGCTTTTTTGCTCATTTTCGCCCCTTGCTTATGTTGCGCATCAGCTGCTGATGCAGCTCCTTGCCGAACACACCGTGATGGCTCGTCTTGAGCTGGTCCATAAAGGCCTGTTGTACCTCAACGCTGTTAGTCTCGCGGATCTGAAAAAGGCCCGCGTTTTGCTCGGTCCACTCGGTGAGCTTGTCGCGGCCCGCCTGCGTCCTGATGTCGACCTGCGGCGCGAGTGCTAGTAAGTGGTCATCCGTGAGGCTTGCCATGGCGCCGGCCTTGCGAAGAAAGGCGATCCGCTCTGCGCTGCTTGCTTGTGCTTCCCGCTCATCAAGAGCTTGTCGGGCTGCTTGTGCTGCCTCCAGCTCCTTGCGCAGCTCTGCCGCGAGCTTGGCCGCCTCTGCGGCTGCTTCTGATTGCTCGCGCGTTTGGTTCGCCGCCTGCGTGAGCGTTGGCTGAGCGATCGCAGCCGGCGCCGGCGGTGTGAATGTCACGGGCGCAGCTTTTACGGGCTCAGGTGCGGGCTCAGGTGCTGGTGCTGCAGGCTCAGGCGCTGCCATCGTCTCTACAGGTGCCCCGGCGATCTTTTCTTCGCTCATTTGGCCCCTGCCTTGTTGCGCTTGTAGGCCTGCGCGTCACCGGCCATCGTGGCTTGGTTGGCGTCCTTGTTTTGAACGCGATAGCCGCACTGCTGCAGCCTAACGGCCTCTTTAAGGTCTACCGTGACCGTATGCACGGTTGCAGAGCCCCATGAGGCTTCATCAATCTTCAGCCGGGGCTTGCTCGAAGCTTTTTTCGGCGCTGGTGATTTCTTTGTCTTCTCTTTCATCGATCGCCCTGTCTTCCCACGCGGCCACCGCTTCCGCGTCAGCCACTAAAATCACTGAATCGCGCAACGTTCCCATAGGTTGCCAACCTAATGCAACCCTCTGCGCAGCCTCATCAAATGAGCACGCGAGGCTTGCCGCGCTGGGGCCCTTCATTGGACGCATAGCCACAAGCTCTAGGGGTTTGACCTGCTTCTTTTTCTTACTCATTTTGATCCCTGTGCTGCTGCAAGCTGGCCAGCGGCCCGCATGCGTTTCCTGATTCGGTCCAGCGCATTTTGACGCGTGCGCAGCTTTTTCCGAGCATTAAACGCAAGCTCGCGCCGCACTGCTTTGTTGAGAAGCTGGGGCGGGTAGATCACTGCCGCCATCTCAATGATCTCGCGCAACTCTTTCGCGTTAGGCTTAACAGGGCTTTTGCGCCACTTGCGCGCAACGAAGCCTAGCAGCTTTTGATTGCTTGGCTCCCTACCGCGGCGGCCTCCTCTCGGTGCGATGCGCACGCGCCGCGGTGTCATTGCTCGAACCTGAAAACTGCGGGCAATTCGACCACTCTCAACAAAGCGCGGGCGCCTCATGCCAAGTGCGCGCCTGTAGTGGCCAATTGAACGATAAAGCGCACGCCCGCCGCGCTTCA